TAGTCAGTAAATACTGACATAAATATTGTAAAGTTTTTTTATGCAAAATCAGTGGAAAATTTACCATTATCAAGAGTAGCAGTTTTAACTAGTTCAATCCAAGATCTATGAGTGAAAGATCCAGCATCAATTGTAGAATAAGTAAGTTCTAGTTCAATACCTTTACTATTTACTCTCTCATTTCTATTTAATCTATAACAGATATGATGGAATAATCCATTAAGACCCTCAGACGATGAAGATTGTTCTTTATCAATATATAAAAGATCAGCAGATAGTCCACCCTCTCCACCCTGTCTGTTAAAACCTTCACGCAGGACATGAGGCATATTCTGTTCTGCTTGTATTACATCATGGAAATGAACCGCAGGATTACTACGATCTACTGGATATAATCTATTATCATTATACACTAAATTAGTTGTAAATAAACCATTATTTTTTGTTGTTAATGCTGGTGATACAGACGAAAAGTTATTTAGAATATTATCATCAGGTTGTGCGTCATCACCCTCCGCAAGAGAGGTCACGATTTTATTTACTAAACGACCAGCACCACCTATTTCTAGCACCTGTTTTGTTTGTAATTGTGCCTGTGTAAGAGTCCGTTTATTCAGACGATAATCATTATAAGTCCAGTTCATTACTTTATTCTGTTCAGCATATTTACTCATCATTTCACCATCATAATAAATATAATCAGCAATAAATTTAGTTTGAGTTAAATCCATATCATAAGTTGTTCCAAGATTAGATGCTTCAGTAATACAACGCTTAAAAGATGAAGTAGGTTCAAAATGTAATTCTATACTTACCTGCTGATCAATCATGTATAAAGGTAATTGATTGAAACGGAGGAATGGGAATAAATCAGCAACACTTACAGAAAATACTGGAGCATTCGCCGTTCTGATTTCAGGTTGAGTCACTAATACAGCATCATTACCATTATCTGCCACATCATATTCTAATTTAGTTTTAAGACAAACATTAGAACCATTTGTATTACTCTCAGAACCAGCAGTAGAAGTTAAAAATACATCATGATTAATAATACGAGAAGTTAAATAAGTCTCACGTTCAAGATTAATATCATTATCAATAAACATAGATTTGTATCCCATCCAATGATTAAAATCATCTAACTCAGCAATAATAGTTGTTCCAATACGAAGTGCACATCTACGGATTAAACTATGAACACCTACACCTGCTGGAAATGTAGCATTAATATTACTATTCACACATAAAGTGATCTTACTAAAACTATGTAGAAATCCCTTATTCTCTAAAACAAATCTACAAAAATCTTGATTATTTACTACTGGATCAAGAACAGATGTATCTACATCCATCGCCATATCAACTGGCACTTGACCTATTTTCATTAAATCAGGAATACGAGATCTCTCATCAACTTCAGTAGAAGAATCCATTTATATCTATATTAATATAAATAAATAACATTAAAAAAAAATTAAAAATTATAAAGATTTTTTTATTTTATATTTTGATATTTTTTATGTCTGAAAATACTGACTATAATTAAGTGATATTATAATAAAAAAATACTAGATGAACTCAAAATATTTTTAGTTGGATCTATATTTTTTTTATGTTAGACTTTGATATTTTTAAGTCTGAAAATACTGACTATAATTACGTGATTACTTGGAGTCCATTTTCGTTGAACACGAGGGTCTGCTTGCTCCTGACATAAAGGAAAGCACTGTGTGGATTATCCTCTGTTAATCCAGTCTCTGCTTGAAGACCGAAATTCTCCGAGCGGAAATCTACACCTTCCCCTGAAATATCATCGAAACTTACCCCAGCACCGAACATCATTCCTGCATTTACAAAATCATCAGTAGATGTAAAACCTACACGATTATTAGTTAATGGAGAAATTTGAGTCTTATTATTTTTCATAAATGGAATAAAAGCATTCATGAAATTTCTTACTAGATTTGGATCTGATATTGTTGATGAAGCATCATCTCTAACATTACAATCTAAATTATACTGTAAAGGCATACGTTCACCACCTTTAAGGAATACTAATTGTTTGATTTCAGCAATATCTCCTGAAGCAAGATCATTAATAAGTGGAGTAGTTTGGAAACCATCATAACTACGATTATTTAGATAAGTTGATGGAATAAAATTCATAAATATACCTAATACTCTACTTAATCCAAGACGGAAATTGATTATAGCATTACTTGATGCGATTGTAGTATAATAAGACGAAATAGCATTATATTCCATTGTTCCATTCTTTTGACTCATTAATCTTGATAATTCATCAACAGAAGGATTGATGACTTCACAGATTAAATTTACATCAGTAAGTTGATAGAATGAATTAGTAAAAGCACCACCATTTAAAAATTGAGCATCAGGAGTAAGTGAAATAGAAATCTCCAAACCCCCAACTCCCCAACCTTTACCACTTAACCCAATTGGAGTTTTAGAATTTAGAAACCCAGTAGGCATGTTAAGACAGAAACTATTACCTCTAAATTGACGACCAGCATCTGCTGAACCATTTTCATTATTAACATATTGTAATTGATTCGCTTTAAAGTTAGGACACATATTAGATGTGACAGATAGATGACCTAATGCTTCTTGTTTAGAACTGATCGCAGGTAAATAACTGGCGAGGAATCGTCCATAATGTCTTACGTGTTCAATTACATTTTTATTTTGTTGAGAACTTATAACTATTTGATCTAGAATACCATAAGTAGATAATTTTGGAGAAACATTCAGAACATCAGTCGCTGCAGGAATATCTCCGAAATTACCACTTGGAGTTTTATAAATAGCAATATTACCTACAAGACGAACAGAAGAACCAATCAAATATCTATCCTGCTCACCAATAATAAAATTTAATACTGGATTACCATCACGATAGGATATACGCCCAGTAGATGTTTGATTTGACGGTTGGATTTGTAAATACGAACTTGATCCAGCAATATTATTTGACATATTATATTTATAATTATATAATAATTTTATTAAAAATAATTTATTTAAAAAAAAATATTTAGACAGAAACCATTACTGAATCACCAGATACTTCTATACGACGGATATGGAATACATAACTTAACCATAATTTAGATTTAGTAGGAGCAGTAGATTCATTATAATTAATCTGTAAAGAGAAATCTTTATTACGAGCGTCATATACACCGTCACCGAGAGCGAGTGCTCGTCCAATTACGAAATTTTGATTAAATCTCGCCATAGAATGACCTGTAATACCTGCCATAGATAATGCTTTATCCAATTCGATTAGATGCTGGGCATCAATAGAATCAGATGTAGAAGTTTTAGATAATGCTACTCTTCTGCTTGGTTGGAGTTTTCCATCATATAACCATTGATAGTCACTAGCAAAATCTACTATACCTTCTAGATTAGGACGATTACTGCGATAGAAAATATTAGGAGTATTATGTGCTTCATTGTTTTTAATTTTATAAGTGGCAGATGCGTTTAATACTTCTTTTTGAGTATAAATAGTCGCATCTGTTGGAACACATAATATGGATTTACAGCGTTGATTGTTTAGAGGTAATCTAATATTAGCAACTCTATCAGATGATAATTGTGAATATTTATATGTAGTAGCAGACATAAAATCATATTGGATCTTACCTCCTTCTTTCATTTTACGCATCATTGATGCCTCATATTGTGCACCAGCATCTACTTCTTGAACTATAAGATTTACATCACTTACAGTATAAGAACAATCATAAGTTGATGCTTTATTTACTGATTCACTATAAATAAAAGTATTTTCTGTTCCAGTAATTCCTGTGCCAGAGCAAGATACAGCACTATTAAGATTTAACTTAATATAACCACCATCCATCTCAATACTAGCAATTTCAGGTTTCCCTCCTGAAGCATTATTAAATACTACATCAACTATTTCATCTGCTCCTGCTCCTACACTAGTTCTTGTCATGCCTAATACTTCACCTACTACAAATGGACACTGCTGGACATCTGTATGTTGTGAATTACTCTTCTTTAATACAATTGTATCAAAAGATCCGTTTGTTGGAACAGAAGCACCAGCAACATTAGTCCCATGAAACATTGGATTACATGGTAAAATTCTGTGTTGTTGGACATTATCAAGCATTCTAAAAGCATTACGATTATCTTCAAGTAAAATTGTAATTGTTATTGGAACAAGCATATTTGGGAATATGCGGTCATTTGATAGGATGCCTGTGTGTAATGGAATACAGACCTTCGCATCTACAAAATCATTAGCAGATAAAGAAGCACTGAGAGAAGCACCTTGACCTACACGACTATACGGATTATTACGAACATTATTATAATCAGTTTTATAACCACCCTCTGTGCCTCTCGCTGCACTATCATAAACCGTAGAACCTTCAGTTAATGCTCTCTTATTTTTAAGGGACTCATTAGTTTGATAATCATATTTTACTGCCACCATTGTGTTGTAATTATCAATTTCTTCTAATACTACCCCATTCATGTCTCTTATAGTTATTGAACGACATAAACTCTGAAATCCTGTTTCAGCATCTAACTGAAGACGAGTTGGAGAAGCACCTGTGCTAGATCCTGATGGTGTAGCATCATATGAAGGAGGTGCGACCCTTACCTTCGCTTCCAAAAATGTCCCAGAGGGATTTATGAACTTTATCGTGGGATCAATTTTGATTCTAATCTCCTGCCCAGCAATATAATCAGTCCCATTCTCCGCAGGAATACGCACAGACTTCTGCTTTACTGGAATTTTATCACTCGCAACCCAATAACTCATGTTTATAAATATATAAATAAAAAAATTATAAAATAAAAAAAAATAAATATCATTATATGACACTTACAAATAAACAAAAATTTAATAAAAGATATAAACAACCATTAAATCAACCTAATAGTAAAAAAGATATATCTAAATTAACTGGTATTAGCATGAGTATATTAGATAAAGTATATGATAGAGGTTTGGCGGCACACAGAGGTTCACCTGAGAGCGTGAGGAGTCTATCAGGTAAGAAAATAGGTGGTAAGAGTTTAAAAGGTAAAATGTCAGCACAGCAATGGGGACAGGCAAGGGTGTATAGTTTTGCGGTAGGAGGCACTACAAGAAGAACTGCTGATAAAGATTTATGGGAGAAACATAAAAAGAGTAAAAAATAATATCAGTATTTACTGACTAATTTTTGATTCTATTTTTTTAATAACTGAAAATAAGTGACTTAAATTTTCTTCTCTACTTTCTTCTTCTTCTTCATCTTCAGGTTCATTATTTAATAGATTTTGATAGTCAGTTTTTACTGACATTAAAATATAGTATAATTCTTCTTTTAAAAAATATATACAATGTTTATCAGTATTAGGCATATTATATATCTATTATTATATTTTAAAATATCAGTTTTTACTGATTATATTTTAGCATCTCTAATATGAAGTATTACTGTTGTTTTACCAGTTAAATCTGTTGCGAGAGTTTCATCAGCATTAACTATATCAATATCAATATTGGATATAAATAAATCTACTGGGTTATTTAATTTTAGATAAACTCTTTCGGTTGGTTCAAAATATAAAGCACCAGCAGTATCACCTGAATTAGAAAATGTAGGTATATGATATAATATTTTAGATAAAGCAGATTTACTGAAATTTACTGAATCAAATGTCATATTTTTAACTCTTACAAATAGAGATGTAGTAGCATCAAGATTAGGTGCTTGATCTGAATTATAAGTTAATGGAAAAGGAGTTGATGCACTTACACTTGATTCTTGGAATACAAGAGGTCTATTTGGGAATCCTAATAATTCTTGTGTATTTAAATCATTTGTAAATTCATATCTATTATCTTTCGCACAGAATATTGCTGGTTTATAATCTATCTGTCCACTTGCGTTTAATCCTGTTTGACCTGTAAAATTTAATGCTGAATCATATATTAAATCCATTTCTTCCGCATATGGATCATCACTATGATTAACCCACCAATCTATATTTTTTTCAGCATCTGTTAATTCACCACTGGTTTCATCATTACCATATACAAGTCCATCTACATTAACACCATTAAATACATCTATACCACATGAAGCATTATCATTTAATCTAATCTTTGGATATAAAAATCTTGTGTTCATATTTGTAGGTTTTACATTAAGTGATCCTGAAGCATTTGTTCCATCGCATAACACATATTCTGTTGTATCTTTAAACAATGAAATCTTAACTCTTTCACCTTTTACAAGAAATCTTACACTATCGATTATATCTGTCTTCGCATTAAACTTACTACCTCCACTTGAAGCATTACCTAAATAATTAAATTCTTTAAGTGTTAGATTATCAGGATTATCAGGTAAATCAGGGACAGCATGAAATACTGATACAAGATTATCCTCACCAATTTCTACCTGCCAATCATAAAAAGCATCTCCGTCATCATCAAAATAATCAGGTAGATATTTATATCCATCATCAGTATCTAATGTTGATATACATCTTGTTAATCCGTATTCTTGATTTTGATTATATGCGAGTATTGATGCTGTAAATACTCCACTCGCCTGACTCAGTGGAAAATCAGTGCCTATACATGATGAAAAATCAGTTCCACTATCATTTGTTAAAATTCTTGTTGAAGAATTATAATCCCATTCCGTAGAATTATCTACATCTAACCAAGAATCAGATATATTACTTGTTTCATTTTTACTTGATGGAGTATTAGTCATTGTATATTTAAATCCTAAAAATCCTGTATTTGATGCGTTTCTTAACACGTCACAAGTAAAACCTTCATTGATACTGCTTGATGCGTTTTTACATAAATTAGGATGTTGAAGACATCTATTTCCTGCATCTTCTATTTTTTTAGCAATATTTTCAGGACTACCACTAAAAAATTCATCATCATCACCCTCAAATTCTCCTGACATTAATAATCTTGTAGGAACACAAAATGAATTTACAGCACTATTACTACCCTCCGCAGTTAATTCCTCTCCAAAATAAATACCCATATTATCTCCTGAACTTATTGTATAATTACCTGTTCTATTTATCTTTACTGATTGAACTGCTATTTCAGAATTAGCAGGAATTTTTAATGTATCTTGTAAATTATTTTGATAAGTATAAGGTAAATTTAATCCTGACACAACTTCACCTACCTCATTTTTAGGAGTATTAGATGTTATAATCAAACTCATTTATATCTAATATAATATTAAAAAAATTTATCTAAAAAAAATATTTTAAATATACATATGCCTAAAAAAAAAGAAATGAAACCTGTAATCAATAATGCTACACCAAACGCACCTTTACAATTTAAAGTCAATGAGAGTATAGCACAATCAAAAAAAGTTCGTAGTAAAGTTGTATTTGATTATTCTAAAAATAAGTCTGTAAAAACTGACTAATCCATCAGTAATGAATATATTAATTTAGGTGGAATAGAATGTTTCTCATCTACCGTATATGCTTTGTCAGTATATACTGACCTACCATTACCACAACTACCTATATGCTTCCCATTTACAAATGATCCACACTGTTTATTACATAATAATAATGGCGTATATTCTTTATTAGTCCAAAATCGTGTTCTTTTTCTATATGGTTTCCCATACATACAATAATCAGCATCAATATAATTATATTTATTCATAAATTCTTGTTTTTTTAATAAAGATGTTTGTGGATTTTCTATGAACCATATTATAGGATTAAAATATTCTATTATCTCAATTGTGCGTAATACAATTTTATTAGCACCTTCAATATCTCTCACTCCTCTTGTTTTCGCCTTACTGTATTCTGTGCACGGTGGACTCGCCCAAATACAATCGAAACTATCTTTATCATATTCTTTATAATCCCAGTCTAATATATTTATATTTATATCAGGTTTAAACTTATTATCAAGATCAAGAGATACTGTCTGAAAACCCAGACTATTAGCAACCTTGCCGAATGATTTAGTTCCACTAAACAATTCTAGACAACGCATATTTATACTTTGATTTTATTTCAAGATCAAATTTATTGTCAGTATTTTCAGACCTTATATTTGATAAAATACAAGAGTAAATCTATTACCTGTGAATTCAGCAGTTTCATGATAATATTTTGATCCATTAAATTTATAAAACTTATTTTTAATATCTATTTTTGATGGATTATCATATTCATCATATACAATCAATTCACCTCCTTTATAATCACCCAAACCTAATATATAACTCTCACCAATATTTCTACCATCTATATGTTTAGGCATCTGTTTATTTTTATTAAATTGTATTGTAGAAAATTTAAAATCTTTATCATAATTTTTCATTAAGTCGAATGATATTTTCATTATATGTTGATATTTAGGTTGTTCGCTTTTTCTTGATATTAATTGTCTTCTACCTGCTTTATCACCTTTACCTGCCCATGAATTTACCATACCCAATACAAATCCCTGATATTTACCTACATTTGTTCTATCTTGTTGAGGAAACTCTAAATTCATTAATGTATCCAGCACATCTTCCATTATATATTATTAATATTTTATTATTACGAATCTATCAATAACATATTCTTTTCCTGTTCAAACTTTAATAATTGTTTTAAATTTTTTACTTGTTTTTGTAAATCTTTTTTAGTTTTATCTTCTCTATCCATAAATTCTTTTTCTATTTTTTTTCTTAATCTTTTTTCATGTCCTGCAGTTGAGTTCTCACGTTTTTCTTTACAGTGATCATCTAATAATGATTCATATCTTTCTTTTAATTCTGTCAGTATATTCTGATTTTTATAATATTCATTATAAAGTTTAGTATATTCTTCTACTGATTTATTATGTTTTTCAGTTAAATCAATATAAGGTTGTGTATCTTTAATATCATTCTTTAATTTTTCATAATAATTTGTTTCAATATTTTTTATTTCATTTTTACATTCATCTTTAATATTTTTAATATCATTTAATGATTCTTGATATTTATTAGATATATAATCCCAGTCACTATCCTTCGGACACTTTTTTAATTTATCTCTTAATATTGTTATTGTATTACGAGTATTTGTATATTCATTTATTAAAAACTCTAAACCATCTATCAACTTTAATGATTGACTTTTATCTTTTATATAAAAACAAGATTCACCTGTATTAATACTATTTATCTTATTTTTTATATATTTCTTATTATCTTTTGTATATTTATCACCATATATTGATTCACTAAAAAATTCTATTAATTCTTCTGACATTATATTAACTATATATATAATAAAACAAAGATTTAAACGAGGTAAATAGACTTTTAAAAAGATGATTCTATTACCCTTTACAATTTAAATATTTACTATATAAATACTATATGAAAATACTGATAATAAAAATATCGCCTATATGAATAATTTAAATACCCCATTTACCCCCATATTCTCAAACATTCGTGGTGTATATGTGAAATTATTTTTTTTTATTAATATTTTATTTTATTTTTTTTTAGTGATTGTATTTAATTTTTATTTTTAGAAAAAGGGGGGTAAATGGGACACGTCTCTATAATTCTGCTTATGTCAGTAAATACTGATTTCATTTTAAGACGGTGTTATATAGATATTTTGTGGGGTAAATCAATCTGTTTTTTCATTCTCATTTACCTCTTTGACTTGTTTAACTAATTTCTTACTTTCAGCAGGTAGTTCAATATCTTCACCCAGCATCTTACCATCTTCATATAATACTTCCTCAAAAGATCTTAATGCTTTACCTTCCTGAACTTTCAGATATAAGAAATCATATTTTTTAGAAACTGCCTTATGATATATCTTCAAGAAATTCTCAATACTCTGAAATGGTGGATGGAATTCTTCTGCTATTTGTATAAGTTGTTTATTATTAGTTTGTTTAAAAATTATAACATCAGTAGCATTATTTCTTAATATAGTATCAACAGATTTAAAATTCTGTGTGAATATACCCATTAATCCTATATTATGATGTCTGTATCTTGTAGCAAGAAAACTAATTTCATTATTTCTTTTCATATTTGAACCTAAAATATCATCTAATATTAATGCTATAAAAGGCATATCTTTTTTTTCACCATATGATTTTTGTTTATTAACTAAATCAGTGATCATACCATCTGTATAGAAATCTTGACAATCAAATGCTTTACGTAAAAATCTTGCTGTAGGATCATTATTTATAGTATTTGATATAATATGAACATTATCAAAATAATCTTGTCCATAAAATCCTTCTTCATAGGGTCGAAGGCAAATATTATTCACCAAAACAGTTTTACCAGATTTTACTGCCCCTATACCAAGTAGTAAAGCAGGTGGTTTTATAAAATTAGGATGAACTGGTTTAATACGTTTATCAGGTTCTTCTTCTTTAACTGGAATTACTTTTGGAGGATTTTTAAACATTTTTTCACTCATTATATACATTA